GAGCGTGAAGCCCTTGGTCCTAATGCAGATGCCATCATTGGCAATATGACGTCTTGGGCGCGTGGCATGGTCCAAAAGGGTATTTGGTCTACCAATGACTTTGAGGAATACAAAGTCTGGGGTGGAACGGCTAATGGCATGAAAGCCTTGATGAAGCTGCGTGAAACCTATGAAGGCCGTGTTCCTGTGGACACTATCAAGAATAGCGACTCTGAGGGTGCTATCTCTGATGAAGACTTGCAGAGCATGGTGGCTGATCCTAAGTACAAGACAGATGCCAGCTACCGTAACAAGGTAGAGAAGCTGTTTGAAAAGCGCTACGGATAAAGTTTCCTAGGGTGGAAATTGGCCCCTGCTTGACAGGGGCTTTTTTTCGGCTATACTGAAATCGTTGCTGTGGGAGGTAACAAAGAGACAAGCCGTTTACACATACGTTCTGTCTTTTCTAAGTGCCAGTAGTAGTGCATTTAGAAAAGACTCCCACCAGAGCGTAGTTGTAAGCGGCTTTTTTGTTTTGAGCATCTGAGTTGGATACGCGCTAGTTATACAAAAGATCGGGGATGGCGTACCGATACGACTCAGATTCTCATCTTCTACATCAACCGTCAGGGCGCGTTAGCTGATGGTCTGCATGGACTGAACCCAATAAACACCTGGCTTGGTACACCCCCAAGATAACCAGACTAGCCTGTTAGCGAGGGACTAGGGTAGACAGAGTGAAAGCGGTGGGACAAGCGCTCTGTTGGATGAATCGCTACCTCATGGGTACTCTGGATAGGACTACAGAACAGTCCCTTCGGGAGAGGCTGGATACCTTGGCTATCCACCCTTGGGGAAGCTATGTCTAAAAATAATTAAATAAAGTGCTTGACAAAGTTCTAAAATGCTTATAATGCAGACATGGACAACCGCAAGGCCCATGACAGCAGTAGCCTGCTCATCGGTGCGATGTAAAGCACAAGTCAAGGCCCAGACTTATCTGGACAACCAGCGGCAATAAACTCTTTCAACAACCGTTTCAGGAGAAACACAATGTCAGTTAGCATTTCTAACGCATTTGTAACCCTGTTCGATGCGGAAGTTAAACAGGCATATCAAGCTGATGCTGTCCTGCGTAACACTGTCCGTCTTCGCACTGGCGTTACTGCGTCTACACACAAATTCCCTAAGATTGGCTCTGGCGTTGCACAAGTTCGCGTTCCGCAAACTGATGTGACACCATTGAACGTGACTTACTCACAAGCCACCGTGACCTTGGAAGACTGGATCGCCGCTGAATACAGCGACATCTTCAACCAAGCTAAGGTGAACTTTGATGAGCGTAGCGAGTTGGTACAAGTTGTATCTAAAGCTATCGGTCGTCGTTCTGACCAATTGATCATTAACGCTTTGGCTAACTCAAGCACCAGCTTAACCGTGTCTAACGACATCGGTGGTAGCGACACCAACTTGAGCGTTGCCAAATTGCGCGAAGCACAGCGTTTGATGAATGCTGGCAACGTGCCAATGGAAGACCGTTACATCGTTATCCACGCTTCTAACTTGAGCAACTTGCTGTCTGAGACTGCTGTGACTTCCAGCGACTTCAACACAGTGAAGGCTTTGGTGCAAGGCGAGTTGGACACCTTCTTGGGCTTTAAGTTCATCACTTTGGGTGATCGTTCTGAAGGCGGCTTGACTGGTGGCGGCTCTGGCTCTGACCGTGTGGTTTACGCTTACCACAAGAATGCAATCGGCATGGCTGAAGGCATGGGCGTTCGCTCTGAAATCAACTACATCCCTGAGAAAACCTCTTGGTTGGTAGCTTCGATGTTCTCGGCTGGCGCAGTTGCAATCGACGCTGGTGGTATTGTTGCCATCACTTGCCGCGAATAAGGAGAACTAATCATGGCATTTTCTACAACTGGTTTTAACGCCGCTGGCGCACAATCTAAAGCTGGTGCTGCTCCACAAATGTGGACATACACCACTACAGACGCAATTGCTGATGTAAACACTGCTGGCTATTTCAATAGCATGGCATCGTTGCTTAAAGTTGGCGACATCATCTTCTGTCATACCAGCACTGGTGGCACTGCCGCGATGACAATCGTGTGGGTGAACGCTAACAGCGGTACTGTGGTTGACGTTGTTGACGGCTTGACTGTTACCGCAACCGACTCTGACTAATCAGTAGTCAATTGAATAGGCCAGTCACTGAGTATTCGGGGGCTGGCCTTTCTCGCATTTAGAGGTGATATATGGCAAGTGGTGATACCGATCTTAAAGTTTGCTCTGACGCTTTGCTCTTGCTTGGCGCGGCTCCTATTTCGTCTTTTAACCAAGGAACGAATAGTGCTAACGTCTGTGACCGTATCTACCCAGACTTGAAAAAGTCTACGCTGCAATCATTCCCTTGGTCTTTCTCGTTTAAGAAAGTCCAGTTGGCAAGGACCATCAACACTCCTGTCAACCAATACAAGTACGAGTACCAGCTTCCATCGGACCGCTTGGGTACTGTTCGCCGTGCTTTCAACAGCACAGCCGTTGGCGCAGGCACTTTCACTGATTGGACAATCCAAGGTGACAAGCTGCTGACCAACCAAGAGACAGTCGTTGTTGACTACCAATATCTTCCTACGGAGGCTGAGATGCCTTCGTACTTCATCCAGTTGCTCAAGTACATGATGGCTTGGCACTTAGCTGACCCTATTACAGACCAGATCAGCAAGACTCAACAATGGCAAGTTACTGCTGTTGGCACACCTGGTGAAAATGGCCGTGGTGGTTACTTCCGTACCGCAATGGTGATTGACGGTCAAGGTAACACATCTGCTGCATTTGAAGACTTCAGCTTGATTGAAGTGAGGAACTGATGACACGATTAGTCAGCATCCAGACAAACTTCAGCAGTGGCGAGATTGACCCACTGCTTCGCGCTCGTGTTGATTTAAAGCAATACCAGAACGGCGCTGAGACACTGACTAACGTATTGGTCCAACCACAAGGCGGCGTTCGTCGTCGTGGTGGCCTGAAGTATCTAATGGAAATCCCTAGTGCGGCTACACCTTCTGGTGGCACTCGCAGCGTTCCATTTGAGTTTAGCGTTGATGACAGCTATATGCTGATCTTTGCCAATCAGCGTATGTATGTATTCAAAGACAAAGTATTGATTACAAACATTAATGGCTCTGGCAATGATTACTTGGCTGTGTCTGCTGTGACTAGCAGCATCTTGTCCACAATGTGCTGGACTCAATCTGCTGACACGCTGATCATCACGCACAAAGACATTAACCCAATCAAGATTGTCCGTGGCGCTACAGATGCAAGCTGGACTGTCAGCAACATCACGTTTACCAGCATTCCTAAGTATGCGTTCACACTGTCTGCAACCAATCCAGCGTACACGCTGACACCATCTGCTGTGTCTGGAAGTATCACGCTTACTGCTTCTGGCGGTACTGTGTTCTCTGCTGGCAGTGTTGGTCAATACGTCAATGCAACGCCACAGGGCCGCGCTCGTATTGTTGGCTATACCAGTGCGACTGTAGTGACTGCCGTTACAGAGGTTCCGTTCTTTAGCACTTCTGCCATTGCCTCTGGCTCATGGGAATATGAGTCTGGCTATGAAGATGTGTGGTCGTCGTCAAAAGGTTGGCCCCGTACTTGTACGTTTCATGAAGGTCGTCTGTATTTTGGTGGTTCTAAGTCTCGTCCGTCTACCGTTTGGGGTAGCAAGGTTAATCTGTTCTTTGACTTTACGCCTGACCAGGCTTATGACGACGATGCCATTGAAGCCACATTGGACACCAACAGTCTGAACGTCATTACAGACCTGATCTCTGGTCGTGACCTGCAAGTGTTTACGACTGGTGGCGAGTTCTATGTGCCGCAGTCTGGCCTTGACCCAATCACACCTGCTAACTTCTTTGTCCGTGCTGTGAGCCGTAGCGGTTCGCGTGAGGGCATCCGAGTGCAAATCTTGCAGTCTGGTACGTTGTATGTGCAACGTCAGGGCAAGGCGCTTAACGAGTTCCAGTTTACTGACACAACGCAATCGTATATCAGCACCAGCATTAGCTTGCTGTCTAGCCATCTGATTAACAATCCACAGGAACTGGCGATGCGTAAGGCTACGTCAACTGAGGAGTCTGACACGTTGTTCATGTTGAACGGTGATGGCACGATGGCTGTCTACTCTATCTTGCGCCAGCAGGAAGTTGTGGCCCCAAGCCGATTCAATACTGATGGCTTGTTTAAAGACATTGGCGTTGACATTGAAGATGTCTACGTTGTTGTCAAACGTACTTTTAACAGCGTTGAGAAATACTATGTGGAAGTTTTTGACACTTCTATTTTTACTGATTGTGCTTTTACAGGTGCTGGTGCATCTGGGGCTTCTAGCCTCCCTCATATTGCCAAGGCTCTTAATGTGATCTGTGATGGCAGTGTGTTGTCGGATGAGACTGTCAGTGGCGGTGGTGCTGTGACATTTGACAGACCTAGTACAACCAGCTATGAGATTGGCCTGCCGTTTACCGTGACAGTTAAGACGTTGCCAGTTGAGCCACGCTTGGCTGCTGGTGTGCGTACTGGCTTTGTCAAGCGCATCATTGAAGTCAACGCTTTGTTGTACGAAACACAGCACTTGAAGATCAATGGCAACTTGGTTCCTATCAGGTCGTTAGATACGGTGGACATTCTTGATAGCCCTATGCCTGAGTTCACTGGGACAAAGAATGTTGGCGGTATCTTGGGATATGACCAAGATGCACAAATTACGATTGGACAAGACTTGCCGTTAAAAATGACGTTGCTTGGTCTTGAATACAAACTATCAGTTTACGGAGGTACTTGATGACAGCAGAAGTCGCAATGTATATCGCAGCGGCAGCATCGGCTACTTCTTCTTTAGCCTCTGCCCAACAGCAAAGCGTAAGCATGGGCTTACAAGCGCAACAGGCTGAACTGCAAGGTCGCCAAGGCGCTTTGAACTACAACAAGCAAGCCAACTCTGTGCTTGATAGGCAAAACCAATTGGCGGCAATGATCCGCGCTCGTGCCGCTGCTGGTGGTGTAAACCCTGATACTGGTAGCGCAATGACATTGCAAGAAGTCAACGCAACCAAAGCTGGTGAGGAATTCAACCTAGCTAAAGTGAATGCCGAAACATCGTTGTACGGTGGTTTGGCTCAGTCTCAAAGTCTGCAAGGTGCTGCTGATTCTGCTGAAATGTTTGGCTTGCTCAGTGCGGCATCTACTGCTGGAACGGCTTACTACAAGGCTGATCTTTTAAAGACTCCAAAGGTTAAATAATGGCTGACTTACCACGCTATCAAACAATGGGTGTGCAGGTTGCTGACCTGCCACGGATTAGCACTGCACCACAGCAAATAGCAGCACAGGGCTTTGACAACTTGTCGCGCAATCTTGACCGTATGTTTTCATACGCAGAGGATGCCGCTACAACTCAGGCTAAAAAAGAAGCATTGAAGTATGCTGTTGAAAACCCATTGACTAAAGACGTTGTTGACCGCGCATTAAAGAGTGGTCAAAGTTTGAATGTTGAGGGTGGTGGTCGCGTATTCCAAGAGACATATCAAAAGGCTCAAGGCACAATGTTGAGCAGCGAGTTGCAACTTGAAGGACAGCGCAAGTTGTCTAATGTTGCAGCCATGATTGATGCTGGCGCTCCAGTGGATTTGAACCAGATTCAGCGCGATTTGAAGGACATGATTGACGGTTATTCAACCAGCGTCATGGCCTTGGACCCAGAGCAATCAATTCGCCTTCGTGCCGCCTTGACCACAACAGGCAATGCCTTGTACACAAAGGCTGCTGAACGCGCTGTAAAAGTTCAGCAAGAAAGATATGACGCTCAGTTAAATCAGGCGGTAGAGCAGTCAAAGCCTTTGATTGAAACATTGCTTTCTCAAAAAGCAGGAAAGATTGATCCGTCTACGGGTAAACCATATGACATTGAGTCATTGCTTGAGATTCAACGCAAGCCATTTCTTGATTCAATTGGCGTAACAGGAACAAGCAAGCATCTTGATGCTTTTAACAAAGTGATTTCCCAAGCCAAACTTGGCGCTTTGCAAGCAAAGATGACTGATCCCAAATTTGCTCCTTCTGCTGGCATTGCCATGAAGAAGTTTATGGCTGGTGACTTTGGCGAATTGTCTGGTTTGTATAAGAACTTGGACCAAGCCAGCAAGGATACATTGCGCGACAAGATGATCAAGGGTTTCTCTGATCGTCAACAGGCAATGGACTTGGATGAAAGATCAAAAGCAATTGCTGACGGTCAAACAGCTAGAACGCTTGGATTGAAACTGCTTGATCCAAACCTTCCGCAAACAGAGCGTGAGTCCATATCTAAGAAACTTTACACGTTAAAAGCTGTGAGCTTGTCAGAGGCTCAAACATTGATGTCTCCACTTGAAGGTGCAGACAACGCTGTCTTGTACGCTGGATTGGTTGACCAAGTTAATCGTGGTTCTTTGTCATCTATTGGCGATGCAACAAATTACAAAGGTCAATTGTCTCGTCAGCAGTTCTCAAGTTTGCTGGCTCACATGAATAGCGAACAGGGCAAGCAAGCGACTAAATTGATTCAGCTTGAGGCTGGCATTCGTCAGAATGCTTTTATTACTGAAGACCAAAAAGCCAAAGAGAAAGCACTTCTTGGTTTCTATACCGAAGAACTTGGCAGAAGAGTCAAAAACGCTGACGGTGTTGAGGTATTGCAAACACCAGTTGCGGCAGCTAAAGCAGCCATCAATGCGTTTGGTAAAGATAAGGTTATTCAAGAATCATTGTCAAAGCAAAAAGCTGCACAAGATGCAATTGAAAAGGTGTTCCAAGACAAAGGCATGAAAATGCCTAACTTACCTATTGATCAAATTGATTTTGATAATCCTGCATACAGCAGGTTGAATGAAGGTGAGCGTTCGCGACTAAAGGGACACAAAGACAAGTACATGAAAAGTCGTGTTCAATAAGGAATAGCTATGAGCATCGAACGTGAAATACAGAAAAACTATCAAGAGGTGTTTTATCCACCTATGCCAGAGCCTGAAGCCGAAATGCAACTTGCTGAAGTTGGCGCAACCAAGATGGCAGACAAGGGGTATAGCGGCGAGAGTCAGCCAACAATGACTGACATTGACCCAACTATGCGTGAACGCATTTCTGAGTTCTTGCAAGCTGGATTTGAGAAACTTGGTGTTGATAGACAAAAAGCTCGTCAAGATGCTCAAACGCTGATTGGCGGTCCTAGCAGTAACTTGCCATTACAGGCGGGTATTGTTGATATCATTCCTTACATTGGTACTGCACTGCAAACACAAGAAGCGGCAAGAATGGGTGGGCTATCTGCCGAGTCAGCCAAACAAGGTAACTACGGGACTGCTGCGCTTGAAGCTGGTCTTGGTGTGCTTGGTATGGTTCCTGGCGCTGTTGGAACAATTAAAGCTACAAAGAAATTGTCTAATAAGGCTAAAATGTCAGCATCTCAGCAGGAGCCTAAATAATGTCCGTTGACGAACGACTAAATCAGATGTCGCGTGA